TTATAACGTCACTCCGCCTTTTAGTGGATTCAGAGCGACGGCGTTCTGCAGGTAGTCAGGCGCAAGGTGCGCATAGGTCATTGTCTGCTGAATGCTCGCATGCCCCAGAATCTGTTGCAGTGCAATTATGTTGCCCCCATTCATCATGAAATGGCTTGCGAATGTATGCCGCAGAATGTGGGTTGCCTGATTGGGAGGTATATCAGGTTTCACTCTGCGTAAAATCTCGCAAAACTTCTCATAATCTACCTTGAACAATTTGGCGCTGGCCTCCTCTTTAACTTTTTTCTCCAGTTCCTCAGAAATCGGCACTGTTCGCTTTTTACCGTTTTTGGTTTTCAGGAAGGTAACCCTGCAACTTGTAATCTGTGCTGGTTTTAGCGTGGCAACTTCCGTCCACCTTCCTCCAGTGCTCAGACATAAAAGCGCGACAAGTAAGTCATCACCAGTCAAAACATTTAGCAGTTTTTCGATTTCTGCTTTTTCCAGGAACGTCATTTCAGGGTTAGCCTCCGTCAGTGGCGGCAGTCCGTGAATTGGGTGTTGCCCGGAAAATTCATCCAATTGAATTAATTTTGTGAACATGCCGGATAATCGGTACATGTCGCGGTTTATCGTTGCAGCACTGATGCCATCACGTAGTCGCATGGAGCGATAATCCATCAAAGCCCTTTTGTTCATCCGACTCACTGGTATATCACCTATGCCGCTGATGGTTTTGAGCAGATGATTAAACTCTTTTGTCCCATGCTCGTGGTTTTGCCCGTGGTATTTCCACCAGATGTCGAGCAATTCTGTCAAAGTTCGGCGGTCTGCTCGCTGGCCTCCCCATTCTTTCTGACTGGCATTGGCGATTGTGTATCGCTCAAATGCTAGTGCTTCAGCTTTTCTTTCAAATTTCCTGCGGATGCGTTTTCCGTCGCGACCGCGAGGTCTAATGTCCACTTCATAGCGACCATCATCGAGCTTCTTAATTGCCATAAGAAAGCCCTCCGGCGCTGTATTCACCATCTTGGTGGCAAATGGTGAAAATGTAATTTTTATATAGAGTTAGCCAATCCTTTTCGCGGAGTGGTTGGATTCTGTTGACTCTGGCCCACTGTGCGCGAGAGCCGGTGCGATTTGTCCCGCTTCCGGCGCTGTTTTATCTGTCATGAGCCATAGTGTGTATTTTTGGAACTGAGGTGCATTGGTGACCTGCAACACAACTTGGATGCCAGGGTCTTGATGGCCTCCTTCGTAATTCTTTAGCGTTCCTAACGCTATGCCGCTGATTTCACTGAATTTTGCTTGAGTTAGCCCTTCCGATTGTCTTATTGCTCTTAATTTCTGTGCGATATTCATTTGACATAGTCCTGACTTAATGACTATATTCCCCGAAAAGGTCATTAATCCAGAACCTTTTCGGGCATGAGTCCAGCGCCGCTTAAACGGTTCCAAGCGGTTTTTAAGGGGCTGGATCCTATGAGGGTAACATAGATGGAAGTTAATGATTATGTGATTAAGTACCCGCTTGATGCGGTACATGCGGAAAAGTTTGCAGATTTATTGGGTAAACCAAAAACCGCAGTTACAGAAATGATAAAGGCTAACAAGCTACCGGTTATCGAGCTTCGAGATCCAAATAAGCCGAAGGCCCGCGCCGGTGAGAAATGGGTTTTCATTCCAGAGTTTAATCGCGCTGTACGTGAGGCGTTTTATAACCGACCGGTTGAACAGCGTGATGCATGGCTTTTGTGGATGGGGTTGTGATTATGAATGAGCCGCGTTGTATTGCTCAGTTACTGCGTAACGAAAGCCCCAGGGCGATTGACTTCACCATCACCCACGGGAAGGGATGCAAGGGAATCATTATCCGCACCAAAAAACAGAGTCCGTTAAAAAAGGCTCTGACCTTTCTGAAAAGCCGGAGGGTATGGAAATGACAGTGATGACGCTCAATCTCGTTGAAAAACAGCCAGCAGCTATGCGCCGGATAATTGGTAAGCATCTGGCCGTCCCTCGCTGGCAGGATACATGTGATTATTATAATCAGATGATGGAGCGCGAACGGCTAACAGTTTGCTTTCATGCGCAGTTAAAACAACGTCACGCAACGATGCGTTTTGAAGAAATGAACGACGTCGAACGTGAACGGCTGGTTTGTGCAATTGATGAATTGCGTGGGGCATTCTCAAAACGCCGTCAGGTTGGCGCAAGTGAGTATGCATATATTAGTTTTTTAACAGTCAGTCAGCGTCGTACTTTATTTATGCATGCCGGATTGACTGAAAAAGAATTCAACCAGCCATACTGGCGAATTAATGAAGAGTCATGTTACTGGCGTGATGCTTTATTCCGTGCATTACGTGAATTATTCAGTCTGTTTGAGTATGCACCGACAATTCTGACGTCGGTAAAACCAGAGCAATATCTGCATTAAGTAATTAACCAGAGTTTTTAACGCACTTAATCGTGCGGGGCTTCTTTTTGCCTGGAGAAAGTCATGCATACAGTTTCTGAAAATCAGTGCGGTAAATACGCATTACTGCTGCAACAGGCCAGAACCGAAGCACAGGCCGACGCTGCGACGCGCTTTTCTTCTCATCTTGACGCCATGATTCGCCACATAACAAAGGCGGAGTTATCCCGCGTGGAGATAGTCGAGCTGCTCAGTCAGGAGTCGGAAAAATTTCACAATATCGGATTGTCTCGCGGGGAGGTGCTTTGATGTCCTGTTCTCATTCAGTTGTATTACTGAATAACGCCTTAAAAATCGCCGTTATGAAAAATGGCGATTTATCTCTTATTCAACTTGGTCTTGATAAAGAAAAACGCGAAATAACTGAGTCTGTTATCGCGATTTATCAGAACGAATTAAATCTCCTGTCTGATGTGGTCAATTTACTTGTTAAACGCGCTGTATTTCACAAGCAAATCTCCTCCGTGGATGAACTGACGAAATTAACGACAGAAGTTGCCAGCTATTGCGCTGATGAATTTAAAAAACTTAACGACAAAAGGAGCTGGTAATGCCGGACAACGTAGATTTTATTCAGGAACAACAGGCTGAATTACTGGAGCGTCAGATTAACGCGGCAAGGGTAAAACATTGCGGTGCTTCTGCGCTGGTTTGCGAAGAGTGTGACGCGCCAATACCTGCTGCCCGTCGTGCGGCTTATCCGTCAGCCACGCGTTGTGTTTCCTGCCAGTCAGTCTTTGAAGCAAAAAACAAACATTACCGGAGAACGGCATGAGTATTCGTATTGAAATTGGCGAACGTTATGTCGTTACCAGTGACAGCTTTCAGTTTATTCTCCACGAGAAAAAGAGAGCGGAAAGCGGTAAAAACGCCGGTCAGGAATGGCTGGCGGTGGTTGGTTATTATCCGAAATTAAGCCAGCTCGTTTCCGGCCTGATGCATCACGATATTCTGACCGGAAGCGCAAAGTCTTTTGCTGATTTAAACGCGCAGGTTGAGCAACTCAGCAGGCGTTGTTCAGAGGCTTTTGGCTCATATGGCCGTTAAAGCCTCCGGGCGTTTTGTCCCTCCGTCAGCATTTGCTGCAGGCACCGGTAAGGCGTTTACCGGTGCTTATGCATGGAACGCGCCACGCGAGGCCGTCGGGCGCGAAAGACCCCTTACACGTGACGAGATGCGTCAGGTGCAAGGTGTTTTATCCACGATTAACCGCCTGCCTTACTTTTTGCGCTCGCTGTTTACTTCACGCTATGACTACATCCGGCGCAATAAAAGCCCGGTGCACGGGTTTTATTTTCTCACATCCATTTTTCAGCGTCGTTTATGGCCGCGCATTGAGCGTGTGAATCAGCGCCATGAAATGAACACCGACGCGTCGTTACTGTTTCTGGCAGAGCGTGACCACTATGCGCGCCTGCCGGGAATGAATGACAAGGAGCTGAAAAAGTTTGCCGCCCGTATCTCATCGCAGCTTTTCATGATGTATGAGGAACTCTGCGATGCCTGGGTGGATGCGCATGGCGAAAAAGAATCGCTGTTTACGGATGAGGCGCAGGCTCACCTGTATGGTCATGTTGCTGGCGCTGCACGTGCTTTCAATATTTCCCCGCTCTACTGGAAAAAATACCGTAAAGGACAGATGACCACGAGGCAGGCATATTCTGCCATTGCCCGTCTGTTTAACGATGAGTGGTGGATTAGTCAGCTTAAAGGCCAGCGTATGCGCTGGCATGAGGCGTTACTGATTGCTGTCGGGGAGGTCAATAAAGACCGTTCTCCTTATGCCAGTAAACACGCCATTCGTGATGTGCGTGCACGCCGCCAGGCAAATCTGGAATTTCTTAAATCGTGTGACCTTGAAAACAGGGAAACCGGCGAACGCATCGACCTTATCAGTAAGGTGATGGGCAGTATTTCTAATCCTGAAATTCGCCGGATGGAGCTGATGAACACCATTGCCGGTATTGAGCGTTACGCCGCCGCAGAGGGTGATGTGGGGATGTTTATCACGCTGACCGCGCCGTCAAAGTATCACCCGACACGTCAGGTCGGAAAAGGCGAAAGTAAAACCGTCCAGCTTAATCACGGCTGGAACGATGAGGCATTTAATCCAAAGGATGCGCAGCGTTATCTCTGCCGTATCTGGAGCCTGATGCGCACGGCATTCAAGGATAATGATTTACAGGTCTACGGTTTGCGAGTCGTCGAGCCACACCATGACGGAACGCCGCACTGGCATATGATGCTTTTTTGTAATCCACGCCAGCGTAACCAGATTATTGAAATCATGCGTCGCTACGCGCTCAAAGAGGATGGCGACGAAAGAGGAGCCGCGCGAAACCGTTTTCAGGCGAAACACCTTAACCGGGGCGGTGCTGCGGGGTATATCGCGAAATACATCTCAAAAAATATCGACGGATATGCACTGGATGGTCAGCTCGATAATGATACCGGCAGACCGCTGAAAGACACTGCCGCGGCTGTTACCGCATGGGCGTCAACGTGGCGCATCCCGCAATTTAAAACGGTTGGTCTGCCGACAATGGGGGCTTACCGTGAACTACGCAAATTGCCTCGCGGCGTCAGCATTGCTGATGAGTTTGACGAGCGCGTCGAGGCTGCACGCGCCGCCGCAGACAGTGGTGATTTTGCGTTGTATATCAGCGCGCAGGGTGGGGCAAATGTCCCGCGCGATTGTCAGACTGTCAGGGTCGCCCGTAGCCCGTCGGATGACGTTAACGAGTATGAGGAAGAGGTCGAGAGAGTGGTCGGCATTTACGCGCCGCATCTCGGCGCGCGTCATATTCATATCACCAGAACGACGGACTGGCGCATTGTGCCGAAAGTTCCGGTCGTTGAGCCTTTGACTTTAAAAAGCGGCATCGCCGCGCCTCGGAGTCCTGTCAATAACTGTGGAAAGCTCACCGGTGGTGATACTTCGTTACCGGCTCCCACACCTTCTGAGCATGCCGCAGCAGTGCTTAATCTGGTTGATGACGGTGTTATCGAATGGAATGACCCGGAGGTCGTGAGGGCGCTCAGGGGTGCATTAAAACACGGTCGGAGAACGCCAAGTCGTCAGCAAAGAAACGGAAGCCCGTTAAAACCACATGAAATTGCACCATCGGCCAGACTGACCAGGTCGGAACGAATGCAAATCACCCGTATCCGCGTTGACCTTGCTCAGAACGGTATCAGGCCGCAGCGATGGGAGCTTGAGGCGTTAGTACGCGGTGCGATCGTCAATTACAATGAAAAGCAATTTTCATATCCTAGTGTAGATGAGTGGAGTGGGTTTTCTGGTTATTCAGAGTAATAAACATAATGTTTTAGATTGGTTGCATAATGGTAAGGTTGCTGTTTATCTGTATATGTTAATATGATTACGCTACGTACAAATAATCGACATTTCTTTTTTTTATATATTAATATTGATGATTTTACTGGTGGTACAATAAGTCTATGTTGAAATTCGAGAATTGTATTATTAACAATAAAAACTGGTTCTTTTTATCATACAAGGACCACCTCCTTAGGAGGTGGTCTTTTACTGTTTAACGAGGATTTCGCGTATAGGTTTCAACTATGTCTGATGCACGTAATTTACATGTAATCAATTGTTCTCTTATAAATATCTCATCGTGTCGTTTATCACTTGTACAAATGGCCGTGATAAAACTGAGGATAGATGCTTTAAAACGTTCAAGATCATTTATGGTCATTATTCGAGACCCTTCGTTTAGTGTTGCGGCATATTCAGGCATGTTAGAGTGATGTATCATTATAGGTGTGGCGGTAGCAGTTTGATCATACATGTTTCTGAACCATGCACCCGACCCATTTAACTGATTGCAGTCATGCTTACTTATTCTTTCTGCGGTTGCTCCATTTTTGCATTCAATTACTAGATAATTGTTTTCTCCCATTGCCCATAAATTGTCAGGTCCTTTACCTGTATCATTTTCTGGCCGTTGGCTACGAAAACCGACCAAATATGCAACTTTTTCGATAGCATCTTCGAAGGGATTCGATGTGCCCTCGGAGAAAATAAGGTTTTCTATTATTGAATTAGTATGCACAACGACTTGATTCGCCGATTCAAAATTACTTCTGAGATAGGAGCTACATTCCCTGGCCTGTTCAAGTGCCGCACCATTAAGTCTATTATATGTTACGCCGATTAGTGGTTTTAATACCCGATAGTTATCGTTTGATGCAGACTGAAGCAATATCTGAGCTTCAGATTTGTCATATAAGTTTACATATTCCGCAGCATGTTCTTTTAGATAACCCTTATAAACTTTGTCAGCTGTACTACTATCATTTTTTAGAGTTAAAGCGGCTTGTTGAAACATATTTCGTGATGCTAAGTCATATGCCAATCTTTTGTTTATAGTATGCTGGTCAATCTGCTTATTTTCCAATGTTAAGCCAGTCAATATACCTTTGCTTTTTGAGACCCAGTCAGAATTGCGTAACAGACAATAATCAAGAGCACCTTTGATTGAATCAATAGTTGTATCCGGCAGTATCGATACCAATTGCTGTGAAAGTTGAATTTGTGCTTTCGTTGCTGGAGAAAACCTTTCTAAGGAGGAGCCAAGGAAAACAGCGCCATTTAATGCTTTGCCAAGTAAGATCACTCCGCAGAAGTCGTCGCTTGATCTCACTCCTCGCCCCATTCCTTGTTCAATTTTCTGGATAATTTCATCTTTGGTTTTTTCGCTTCCAAGCAATAAGCTTTGTGAGACTTTATCTATTAGTCTACGAACGTCAGGAAGTCCATCTATTACTAATAGACGACATGCGGTATTTGGTAAATCAATACCATCATATCTATTAACTAGGACTACTAAGCCAACATGTTGTGTCCTTAATTCTTGTACACCTTGATAAATTGTATTTTTATCTAATATTCTGTCTGCAACATCTTGCCAAAATCTAGTTCTGTAATCGGATGGTACAATTACAACAACATTATGTTTGGAGGATATCTCCTTGCACATAGCTTTGATATCTACATCAGAAAGACTAGGGTTTATAACCTGAGGCATTAGTATCATTCTATCACCAATATCACCAATTGTTTTTGGTGTTATCGGATTAGAGAGTGATTCATCCGTTATTCCGAAGTGGCTCGCTAGAATGGATTCATCGACAAGAGTAGCTGTCATGAATATTTTTCTTCTTGCGTTTGATAGGCTTGGGATCATTTGGATTGGTATGCAATGAGGTGATATCTCTATTTTGGAAGCACTTACAACGCATTTCGATAATATTAGATTGTCTTTTATTAATGGCCATTTGAAACTCAAGTCATCATGGTCTTTATTTTCTAACAAGATTGTCATTATATCATTTATGCTTTCTTGCCATTTCCAAAATGGAACTCTCACATAAGCATTTCTATCGCCGGATTTTATCTCTAGTGTTTTTGCACCAGCTTGTGTCATTAGTGAATTTTCAAAAATTCTGAATAATTTATCATAGACAGGGTTATTTTTTTGAATGCTAATGGAGAATTGTTCTTCAATTGAAGAAAGGCAAGCGTGAGCATCGTCAATTATTATAGAACCTATTGGTATTTTTTGTCCATCATCTCCAACGCCAAATGCAGAACGTCCATTAACCACTTTGAATATATTTGTAACTAAAATTTCTTTACCTGCAATAAATTTGGGGGACCTCTCATCCTGAGTTACAGGTATACCAAGTTGATTAGCCTCCAAAACCACTTGCTCAACTAGATAGTTGTCAGGAACAACATATACAGCGGGACCTTCTCCTTCATTTATACAGCTTTTAAGAATGATTAACCCAACTGAAGTTTTACCGCTTCCGGTATTCATTTTTATTACATTGGTTGGGCTTCTCCTTGCTTCATACCATTTTTCCCAGACCTCTGATTGCACATCTCGAGGGTATTGAAATTTGGTGTCTTTGCTCGGTAGAGCTGTAAATATATCTCGCGGTGGAATCGCTGTGTCGCTATTTACACTGGGCGAAAGCTTGGTTAAATCAAGGAAAAAACCAGACATTTTTTATCCTCTTACAGGTACATTAGTTTAATTGTTAACGCAGAATTATCATTACCATAACTTGCATTAAGTTGCATTACATTGCATTCATAAACGTTAGCTAGGGGCGAAGTCTGAGGTTTGATGGGCTATGGTGTCCCCTTTAATACGAGGTTGCATCAAAACCGCCCCATGAAGCGGGCGGGCGAGGCGGGGAAAGCATTGCGCGCCAGCGGTGGTGCGTAATAATAAAAATTATCGTCTGAGCGCGTCGTGACGGCGCGTTAATAGTCGCTGTCGGTTCGTTGGTGGTCGGGTGTGGTCGTGAGCGTGTGGCCCGTCTGAGGCGTGATGGTGGCAGGGCATGAAAAAGCCGCCATAATGGCGGCTTGAGGGGGAATTATTCCGGGTTATCGAGGGTGTACTCTTTGAACCTGATGACCTCCATGCCGAGCCAGTCGTTTACCTCCCTGAATCTGTCCTGTAAGGGCGATAACTCGTTACGCACAAAGACCTTTGCCACCTTCTCAACATCACCCATTGAGCCGATATTCTCAGGCTTGCCGCCCATGAGCTGGAAAGGTACGCGGTGCGCATCCATCAGGTCAGCGGCGCTGGCTTTCTTGATGTTGAAAAAGTCATCCTTTGTGGCGACTTCGCTCAATGGCACGATTTTTATGCCGTCCGGTTTCCCGTTCGGTGAGTAGAAAAACAGGTTTTTAAAGTTGCCGAGCCCTTTAGAGTTACGCATTGCATCGCGCAGCGATTCGACGTCAGTCGCGCTTTGCGCCGGGTCAGTCACATACATGATGTAACCTGCGTGCGCGCCGTTCTGGTAATACTTGCGGCGGAACAGCGTCGCGGATTCATTCAGCCATGCGGAATTAAGCGCGCTGAGATATTCAGGCAGGCCGTAAATCTCCTGATTAATATCAGGCTCCAGCAGGTGGAACACGGTATCGGGTGCGAACTCATGCGGTTGAGTGAAGTTTTCCACAAACCAGAAAACCGAGTCATCGACCCCGCGCCGGGTATATTTTGCCGGTGAAGTCAGCAGTTTGATTAACTGGCCGGTGACGCTGTGGCGCTGCTCAAGAAAGGCGTTACCGAATACCAGATAGTCGAGTGCAAAGCGGCTGAAATCCTGACGGGACAGCAGTGGATGCGGAATGTAGGTACTTGCGAGCACATTGCGTTTAACGTAAATCGGTGAGCTGTGATGCACTGCAGAGCGCAGGCTTTTTGCCAGCCCGGAGAAGCTGACCGGCGGCTCGTACCATTTGCCGTTACTGATGCACTCGACGTAATCCAGAATGTCGCGCTTATCGAGTACCGGCACCGGCTCACCGAAGGTGAACGCTTCCATTTTTTGCGGTGCGCTGGCTTTCAGTTGCTGTGGTGCGCGGGCTTTCTGCGCGGCGGCTTTACGGGATTTTTGCTTACCCATTAGTTGAACTCCAGAATAGATTTAGGCTGCATGCCGCTACCGGCAGAAAGCGGTTCGTTTAACAGGGCGTGCATGGTGGCCCATGCGATATCAGCGTGACTGGCTTCCTCGGTGCGGCTGGCCTCATAGGTGGCGCTGCGCCCGCTGCTGGTCATGGTTTTGCGGATGGACATAAACGACTGTGTGACATCAGTTGCTCCGGCGTCGTACTCCAGACAGCCACGGCGAATCGTGTCTTTCGCCTTGAGCACCATTGCGGTTTTCATTTCTGGCGTGTAACGGATACCGCGTGCCGCCGGGTAGAATGAGCGCACCAACTGGAATACGCCGAGACCGAGGCCTGTTGCGTCAATGCCGATGTATTCGACGTTGTATTTCTCAGTGAGCCTGCGGATGCCTTCTGCCTGCGCGGCAAAGTCCATGCCTTTCCACTGGTGACGCTCCAGCATGCGAAACTTGCCACCCGAAACCACCGGCGGCGCGAGTACGACACATCCGGCACTGTCGCCGGTGTGGGACGGGTCGTAGCCAATCCAGACCGGTCGCGAGCCGAATGGATGGTCGGCGAACGGGGCGAAGTCCTCCCATGTTTCCATCACGTCGACCATGCAGCGCTGCAGCTCCTCGAACGGGAATACCGATGCCTTATCGTCGACAAACTCGCACATAAACAGGTTCTTAAAGTCCTCATCACTGTTTTCGCGTCTGAGCTGGTCGAGGTCGAACAGGGTGCAGCCACCGGCAAGGGCGTCCTCAATAGTGACAATCTGCCGCCACTGTCCGTCTGCGCAAAGAAGTCCACCGGCGAGCGCGCTGTGACTGATGTCGATTTCGATGCGGTCAGCGGCACTGGCGCGCCCCTTGTTGAACAGCTCGCCAGACCAGAAGGGGTAAGCGCCGTGAGCCAGCGTGGAAGGTGTCGAAAAGTAAGTTGATCGCAGGTGCTTTTGCGAGGCCATGCCCGATGCGACTTTGCGCAGCTTCTGAAAATTCGGGATCCAGAATATTTCATCGACATACAGGTCGCCGTTATGGCT